TCAGCTGTAATATTAGCTATAATAGTTTTATTGCTCTCATGCTGCTCTAAGATATATCTTTTATGAGACTTGTGTTGTACTTCATAGTTATCTGAGGATGCTAAGCATACTCTACTAAAATGTTTTCTCATTGTGTAGTATTTTAAAAGTTAATAGTATAATATGTTCTCTAAACCACAAACGTGATAAAGAGAACATATTTATTAGTAAACTAAATCATCATTTATCAATCATCATAAGGTATTATATGTGTATAAATATACACATCTAATACTTCATCATAATCAAATTCATGATAATCATGTAGTGCAGCAGAGAATGTGCTAGATTTCTTTAATTCTAGTTCTCTCTTTGCTTTAGTCCATGAACCATCATTCATTATATCAATAATGTCACGATGAGCTTTAGGATAGCTCTCATTATCACTCTTTATATAATACACACGTTTACGTGTATAAAAGAATGGTTCAGACAATTCTGGTTTATACTCAATTTCATAAGTATAACCATTGTACTTTTCTATTCTATTTCTCATAATATATAATTATTATAAAGGGAGTTTTTACACCTAAAACTTATATTGCTACTAATTTATCTCGGTATTAATTCCTAACGTAAGGTTTGTCTCCTTCTAATTAATACTGTCTTAAATAAATCATATAAGAAACTGGTGTCTTCAACATCTTGGAAAGTTATTGAGTTTTTTATGTATTCTTTAGTAAAATAATAAGCAAGCAAGAGCCATTACTGACTCTCGCTTGTTATTATGTTCAGTAGGAATAGTTATAACATTATTAAATGTCAACATCCTCCCAAGAATCTGCACCCTGTTTACAGAGCTTGAATGTGCCAGACTCGAGTTCAACCACTTGCAACTCGTCTCGCATAGTTGCAATCTCACTAGGAGTAAGCTCTCCAAGATGTGAACTGAAGTTCACAAATAGGACATCCCCATTGGCTGCAATAAATGCACAGCTCTTGAATGTGTCACCTGTCTCTTTGTTGGTCATCTCATTAGTGACCTTCATCTTGGCAAATTTGCTTCTAAAAGCAACCAAACTCCAAGAATTCACAATACCTTTGTTCTCAGCTACGTTAGCCATAGTTGTAACAGTATCTCAACTGCACTGATATTTATGGAAAATACCTAACCTGCGGCAATACCTAATAATATTTACAAGACCGCAAACCTTGCAAATATTTTATTTATTCTTCAAGATATAGATGTAGTTGTGTTTAGATTTAATCTTACAATTAGCAAACTCTGTAACCTTAATTTAGATTACAGATTGCTAATTGCAGAAAACCTAATTACTACTATATCTCAAAATATAGATGTAGTTATGTTTAGATTTAAGATTTAGTTTTACAAAGTTTGTATGGTTGTGTTTAGATTCCAGATTATTAGGAATAGTACATATTATACCATTCCTAATAATGCTAATACTGCTCTACTCCTCTTTGCAAAGTTATTTCTGAGTAAGGATGCTCTTCAAAATATTTAGAAACCACTTCAGTATTAAAACCAAAATAATGTTTTAAAATACCATACAAAGTATCTGTATCACAGTTAATATCCCAATCATTATCTACAAGTTGATAGCCTCTATCACCTGCATATTCAAACAAATCCCAAGAATATTCATAGTTATTAGGATTTATTTGTCTTATCCAAAATGTACATACAAATTGTTCCATAATGTATTTTATTTAATTCGGATTACTAATGTATTTATGTTTAGATTTCTGATTAATGTAAAAGGAGATTACTCTCCCTTTACATTGAACAATACATCCTGCAACTCATTACGAGATGCGTAATAGTTATCATCATCCATCATATCTACCCAGTCATACTTATCATCTAATTTATCTAAGAATGATTCAGTTGACTGATAGTAATACTCAGTAGCACTGATGATAGCATCTAACTTAGCATCATGGTGATTGTTTCCCCAGTAGTAGCCTAGTGAAAGGCAAACTACAATAATAATAAAGTACTTCATGTTATTTAGTTTTAATTATTACTTCAAGCTACTAATGTGGTTTTGTTTAGATTATGAATTAAAAAGAGTGCTAGCTTTGTCTACTAGCACTCCGACTTTGCACGCTTTACTTATGCTCCTTGTGCCTCAGAGCAGCTTAGTACTTACCAAGGAACTTCCTTGCGGCTAAGGGTAGTTGTTTTAAACCATAATTGTTGGAATTGCTTCTTTGTTTTCCCTCAGAACACCTGGGGGACTAACCCAATTCCAAAGGCAAGAGGGGGTTGTGTTGTAGATTATCCTCTCCTCACCCCAATAAAATAAAAACCCCAAAAAATTTTAAAATAAAAAATTTTTAAAATAAAAATTTTCAAAAAAATTTCTATAATAATTTTGATATATGAAATATATATTATATAATTGCATTATAATATAATATATATAATATATAATATAATATATAATATAATAATATGGTAAAGTATAATAAGAAAGATATTAGATTAATACTAATAAAGTCCAAAGGTTGTATTAATGTAATAACCGATTTAGAGAACCTCTATGCTGAAGGTATAAAGAAAAGAAGAAAAATGTATGGAGAATATTGTAAATATGAAAATAAAAATAAATAATAATTTGGAAATTTAAAATATTGTATTTACATTTGTAGCGTTATTAATAGATTAATTATTTGTCCTTTAGTATAATGGTTATTACAGTAGACTTTGAATCTATTAATAGAGGTTCAATTCCTCTAAGGACAACAAAAGCTCCTTTAACTCAAGGGATAGAGTAATTCACTTCTAATGAATAAATGAAAGTTCGAGTCTTTCAAGGAGTACATTATATTTCATGTTTTCAGAACTGGTTTATAAAACCTGTCTTTTCGGGAGTTAAGACAATAAAGAAACTCCCCACTTGGTGTATTCGTCTAATAGGTAAGGACGCAAGATTTTCATTCTTGTAATATGGGTTCAATTCCCATATACACTTCTAATAATTAAATTAAAAAATTATGTTTGAAGATTTTTTAGAAACACCTCCTGTGTTAAGAGGTAATAGAAATTCTGACACAGAGACTATAGAACCTCAATTTTTTATTAACTTTATTAATATACTTGAGGGTTTTAAAACTAAATGTAAAAACTTACATTGGTCTGCTCCTAAGAAGAATATTCATGAATACTTAGATGCTTTCTTAAAAGTTATTTCAGATTATCAAGATGGATTAGCTGAAAGTTATCAAGGTATTTTAGGAAAGATGCAACCTAATGCTATTAAAGGAATACCATCAGATACTTTAAATGCTTTGGATTTTATTAGGGAAGTTAATAATAAAACATTAGAGTTTTATAATAGTATTCCTGCTGAACCTGTATATGCGGGTATTAAATCAGAGTGTGAAACTTTTATTTACAATATAAGTAAATACAATTATTTATTTAGTCTTTGTGATATAAGAGTTTATTAAATAAAGGATGCCTTCATGGTGGAATAGGTAGACACGAGGGACTTTGGTAATTTTTTAATGCATATGTATGAAGGGTATAAACTTTATGGCCCATACTTAAGTAAAAAGGATAACAGACTTAGAATTATATTAGTAAATAAAGAAACTAAGGAGAAGCTAACAGTAAGTTATCCAAAATACTTAATGGAGTTGCATTTGAATAGGTATTTAACTAAAGATGAAACTGTAGACCATATAGACGGTAATCCTCTAAACAACAATATATACAATTTACAAATATTGGATTGGAAGACACACACAGCATTAGATGTTTTGAGAAATCGGGATATTACAGTAAAATGCACATATTGTGGTAAAGACTTTATCATTAAAGGTAGCAAGTTGAATAATAGAAATAGAAAGGACAAATACCAGTCTGGATATTTCTGCTCTAGAAGATGTTCTGGTAAATATGGGAAAGAGATTCAATTAGGTCTTAGGGAACATATAAAAACTAACAGAATAGAGGCAGTTAAATACAAGGCAAAGAGTGCTCAGAGGGAAACTTCTGAAGTAGAAGTTGGCTAATTCGGTGAATGATTCAGCCTTATAAATGAGTAGAACGCCGAGCTAAATTCAATAGCAATATTGATAAATGTGTAGAGACTATATACCAACAACCTAAGTCTTGCAAAAGATATGGTTATAACATAGTCCAAGCTATAGTAGGTAAAACTATAGTAAGAAAATCCCTTGACCATTGTGGTTGTGTGGGTTCGACTCCCATTGAAGGTACATGGTGTAGTGACACCTTTTATTAAAAATTTTCCATAGAATTGGGAAATATTTGGATTAAACGTTGTTATGATTTTATTTTTTCCTACTGGTTTGTGAAAATAGGTAGGTTTTTTATTTGAAGTTATGGAAGATAATTATAAGATACAAGCAGCATTTGTTGCAACTATGGTAGAATTAATTCAGTATGTTGATAGTAATGATATTAAGAAAGATGATATAGTTACCATTCTACCTAAAGAATCTGGATATTATATAATATATTATAAGTAATATGGAGAAAGTAGAAATACCAGTAATGGGAGAAAAGGAGTTTGAAGAACATGTACATAGTATAGCAAGAACTAAATTTGTTACCTATGCAGCTTTCTCCAAATTCAAGTCAGTAAACAGAGCTATTAGAAGAGGATTAGTAAGTCCTCTAGGCATTATTTATCCTAAGAGACCTTATAACAATAGGAAGGAAACTAAAGGTAGAATGCTTAATAGGAATAAAAAGAGTATCTATGAAAGAATTAAACAGTTTGAAGGATATTCAGAAAGCTGAATATAACAAAGAACCAGTATATTACTGTAAACACTGTTTATCTCTTAATATTAGGGGAGTATCAGAGATGAATCTAGATTATTGTGATGATTGTGGTTCTACTGAGATTGAAAGTTGCCTTATCAATGAATGGGAAGATAAGTACTATCAAAGATTTGGGCATAAGTATTTAGAAAAATATTAATTATAATTATAATGGAAGAGAATAAAGTAAAACAAAGTAAGAAACCTTCTTATGAAGAACTTGAAGGTTTTTGTAATAAACTTAGTGAGCAAGCTATGATGCTAAATAAAAAGTTGCAGGAATCTAATCTGTTTAACTTTTATAAGAAGTTGGATTACTTGTTTAAGGTTGTAGAATTTAGTGAGAAGTTTAATACAGAATTTGTAGTTTCCTGTATTAATGAAATAGAGGAATTGATGGGAGTTCCTGAAGAAGAAACACCTGAAGATAAGGAATAAATTTATTATTGGGTATGAGGAAAATAGATAATGCAGTAAGAATACCCACTTCGATAGATGGCAGATTTTTTAAGTATTGGTTTGAATTTCTAACTCCTCTTCATAGGCTTAATCCTAGTGAAATAAATGTTATAGCATGCTTTGTTAAACATAGGTATGAATTAAGTAAGGTAGTTAAGGATGATAAACTCCTTAATGATATTATTATGAATGAAGAAAATAGAAAAAAAGTTAGAGAAGAATGTGGTTTATCAAAGAGTCACTTTAGTATTATAATGACTAAACTTAAAAAAAGTAAACTTATAATTGATGGCAAAATCAATCCTAAATTCATACCTAATATAAGTGAAGATGCAAACTCATTGTCTTTATTATTATTTTTTGATTTAAATGAACCTACAAGAAATAATTTATAAAGTATCTGAAGAATTGAATTTACCTGAAGAGTTAGTAGAGAAAACTTATAGAGGTTATTGGTATTCTATTAGGAGTATGATTATAGACCTACCACTAAAGGATATAAAAACCGAGGAAGAATTTAATAAGTTAAAACCTAACTTCAATATACCAAGTCTTGGTAAACTCAATATTACTTGGGAAAGATTCCAAGGGTTACAAAAAAGGTTTGAATATATTAAACATATAAAGGAGAAGTAATGCTTAAGATTAAGAAAGTAACTCCAATGTTTACTTCTATTATTACTACAATGGATAGATATGAGCATGATTTAAAATTAGCATCAGGTCTTATTTCTAAACAGCAAGGTGTAGTAAAAGAATATCAGAAAGTATTAGCAGTTGGAGATAGTGTCAGAAATATTAAAGTAGGTGACATTGTAATGATTAATCCTAGAAATTATGCTATAAAAAAACATCAGGAAGGTTCTTTAAAAGATGGTGTTATTACTGATAATCCTGTTGTTAAGTATAATTTTAATATTATTGAAATTGATAATAAAGAATGTCTTTTGTTACAAGACAGAGATGTAGACTTTATCATTGATGAATATGAGGAAGTTGAAGAAGTAAGTAAATCAACTATTCAAGTTCCGGAGAATAAACTTATTATTTAAATATAAGCCTAGTCTATTAATTTAGGCTAGGCTTTATTATTTTAATATTATGAAATATAAGAATTTTAGTATAGATTTTTTTGGCACTAAATTCAGAATAGAATTTGTAGATGATATGATTCTTATTGATGATAAAGGGTGTTGGGGAATTACAGATAGTGTCAAAGGAATTATTAAAGTAGCTACAACAGCTAATGGAAGGCAACTAAGCCAGGAAGAAATAAGACTCACTTTATATCATGAATTAGTACATGCTATATTCTTTGCAGGATTATATCATGGAAGCAATGAAGATGAACCTCTAGTAGAATGGCTTGCAAAATGCTTAAATCAATTATATAAGAAAGGAGTATTTAAATGAAATTATTTAGATATGAAGGTTATAAAATAGAAATATCTGAAGAAGCTTTTGCACTGAAGCCTTTTAAGCAGATATGGAATAGAGATAAATCCAAAAATAAAGATACTGCTATTACTGAATTAGGATTTATTTATTTTATGGTAGACCCTAGAAGTGACTATCAATATATTGTTGATGATGATGCAAGAATGGAATCTATTAAAGAAGGGGAGGGTTTACCTTCAAATTGGAAACCAGATAAATTAGTTTTAGAAGCTATGAAGTTTTATGAGAAGTTTAAACCTACAGCTTCATTACTTCTAGAGGATACAAGATATGCAGTAGATAAGCTAAGACAGTTATTAAGAGATATTGATTTAAGTGAAGTTGATGATAAAGGTAAGCCTATTTATACTCTTAATACTATTACTTCTACTATTAAACAGATACCTGATTTAGTAAGAAGTCTTGATGAGGCAGAAAAAGCTTTAGCTAAAGAGATAGCTCAAAGTGATAAGGTAAGAGGAGCACAAGAAAAATCAATGTATGAAGATTTATAATTATGAAGCTTGAGGATATTATAGAACATATTAATAAGACTATTAATATTGAAAGAAGAAAGTCAGAAATAAATTGTGATACAAGATTAATAGTTCATAGGAAAACTATTCCTACTAAAATAAATGCTTATAAAGAAGTTCAGTGTATAATATGGTTAGTGGGAACTAATATTAAGTATCCTTTACTTATTACTAAAACAACTGCCAGATTAGTAACTGATGCAGAAAAAGAGACTATTAAAGAAGCTACTGAATCAGCTGTATTTGGTGAATTATGTAGATTACTTACTTTAGGTATTTTTAATAAGATAGTGAAAGGAGAATTTTATGGAGATGAACAAATATCAAACTCCTCTTACTGATGAGTTATTAGCTAGTTTACCTGAGGAAGTACAGGAACAATTACTAGACTTTCTGAATAATGTAGAATTTATTAAGAACCTTACTTCTGTTAATAGACCTTATGCTAAATATTTACCTAGAGATGAGAAAGGTAGGATTATTATAGATTTAGAGAATCCTCATATTATAGAAGATGCTGATTATTTTAGACCCGCAGCTTTGTTTTATATGAAGAATGGATGTTATACATTCTTGAAACCAAATAGTAATCCTAATTCAGAGTTTAGAAAACACTGGGATGAAGAATTAAGAAGATGCTATGAAGGTTATGTCAGAGAAAGTGATGGTGAATGGGTGACGGGCAAATGTTACTGGTATCTTAATTATTGTCCTATGATGGTAAATATGATTACCCAAGGAACCAAAAAAGCTATTAGAAAAGAATCTATGCCATTCTTTTTTGAAGGAGTTTACTGGAGATTTCACTATATAGAGAAAGCTAGAGAAGCAGGTAATCATGCTATAGAATTAGCTAAACGTGGAGCATCTAAAAGTTATTCCTTAGCATCTATAATGTCTAGTAATCTTATTATAGGAGAATCTTATGAATCCAGAAGAAGAGTAATTACAATTCTTACAGCATATCAAAAAGAGTATCTTAGTGGAACAAAGGATGGTACATTATCTAAGTTTGAGCCAGAAATAAATTTTATATTTAGTAATACCCCATTTCCAAGATTAATGCTTAAAAAATCTCCTAATGAGATGTCATGGCAAATGGGATATAAAGATGAATATGGTCACACTAAAGGTTCTTTAAATCAAGTGCTGGCAGTATCAGCTAAAGATGATTCTGAGAAATTAAGAGGTAAGCGTGGATGGATATTATTTGAAGAGATGGGTTCTTTTAAAGGATTACTTTCTCTTTATGATATTACAAGAAAATCAGTAGAGGATGGAGATTTTACATTTTCTCTTATGTATCTTGTTGGTACTGCTGCTGAAGATGAATCAGACTTTAGTTCTGCTAAAACATTATTATATAGTCCTGAAGGATATAATATTTATTCATTAAAGAATGTATGGGATAAACCTAAACAGGGTAAACCTAGATTTGGTTTTTTCTTTCCTTCTTATATAAATAGAGCTGGGTGTTATAATAAAGATGGAGTATCGGATGTAGTTAAAGCTCTTATAGAAATACTTATGTTTAGATATAAGATTAAGTATAATTCTACTGACCCTAAATCTGTATTAAGAGCTATTGCTGAAGACCCTATTACACCAGCTGAAGCTATTATTAAAGTTAAAGCTGCATACTTTCCTACGGTAGCATTAACTGAAAGATTATCACAACTTGATAGTAATCCTAATTCTTTTGCGGATGTATATGTAGGAGCATTAGAACCTGATAAAAGTGGAGAAATGCAATTTATACCTACAACTGATATTCCTATTAGAAAATATCCTGTAGATAATACAACAGTAGGAGCTATTGAAATATATCAGATGCCCCAAAAGAATAGCGAAGGAAAACTATTTAATGATAGATATATAGTAGGCCACGATCCGGTGGACAATGACTCCGCTGAATCATCATCATTGTCTTCCACATTTGTACTTGATTTATTTACAGACCAAATAGTAGCCGAGTATACAGGTAGACAGGCTTTTGCTGATGATAACTTTGAAATAGTGAGAAGATTGTGTATATTTTATGGTGCTAAATGTTTATATGAAAGTAATAAGAAGGGATGTTATGCTTACTTTAGAAAGATGAATTGTAGTCACCTTTTAGCTGATACTCCAGAGTATTTAAGAGAAAAACAATTAGTTAAATATAGTAACTTTGGTAGTGGTGCTAAAGGTGTAAACGCTTCTGCTGCAATTAATAATTTTGCTAATGGCTTAGTTAGAGATTGGTTATTAAAACCTATAACAATTACTATAAAAGAAGATGGTGAAGACAAACAAGTTGAAGTACCACAATTGTATAACCTTAAGTGCAGGGCATTAATAGAAGAATTAATAGCATTTACTCCTGAGATAAATGTAGATAGAATCAGAGCTTTAGGTATGGTTATGTTATATAGAGAAGAAAAAATGATATTATATCAAGGTAACATGTCTGCTGAAAGGGATGAAAGTAATAACTCTGATTATTTAGGTAATGATGAGTTCTTTAGAAAGAACTATGATGATAGAATGAATATTAATAGGGCAGTAAATTTAGCATACTATTAATTATATACTAGAAATACTGCAATATATTATAGTATTTTAAATTATTTATATATATTTGCAGTTAATAAATATTGAAGATATGAGTGATTTTGTACAATTTCCACCTCAACAACTTCCTAATAGTAAGAAGACTGAAAAGTGGAGAAAACAGGTAGTTGATTGGGCAAGTAATAGAGCTTTCTTCAATTATGAATTAGTAAGAAAATCTGTAGTACATAAGAAGATTAATTATGATTTACTTAAGGGTAAATTA